TGAAAATAACATTCAAATAGCTTTGTCAAGAGATCAAATACATTTAGATGATGTAATTGATATTCGACAAGTAAAAAATATTAAATTAGCTAACCAACTATTAAAATACAGAAGAGCTAGAAAAGAAGTTACAGACCAATTAAAAGCAGAAAGAAATATTGCTGCTCAATCGCAAGCAAATGCGCAAGCAGCTCAAGCGGCTGAACTAGCAAAAGCTCAAGCCGAAACAATTAAAGCAGAAGCTAAAATAAAACTTTCTGAAGCACAGGTTGGTTACGATATAAAAAAGTTAGAAGTAGAAGCTATTACCAAAAAAGAGCTTATGCAGTTTGAATTTGATCTAAACATGAAGTTAAAAGAAATGGAGCTTGATGCTAAAAAACAAATTGAATTACAAAAGCCGGTTTCTGACCCAAGACCAAAAAAAGGTTTTGAATCTAGCGGTAATGACGTTTTAGGCGGTATTGATTTAAGTGGGTTTGAACCACGATAAAATTATTAATTATTATATATTATTAAATTATGAGTGAATGGAAAATTAAAGGTGCTGTTGATAGCGAAGAAACTAAATCAGCACAAGAACAAGAACAAGCTGTACTTGATAAAGCGGTTGAAAGTGGTGATATTGCGCCAGAAGCTGCAGGACAAGAAACAGGTGATGTGCCTAAAATTAATTTAGACGAATTAAACAAAACAACAGAGGATGCCGTTCAAGAGCGAAAAACAGAGGAGGTTTCTGTGGAAAATGAAACCGGAGATAGCAAAGAAGTGGTCAAAGAAGTACGGGAGCAACCCGAAACCCAAGAGACTAAAGAAGAAAACTCGCCACTAGAACTTGTTACCGAAGAAGAAGCCGAAGAAACAAAAGCAGAACAACCTAAAGTTGATGAAAATGCAACTAAGGTTAATGAACAACCACAACAGCCTCAAGTCGAATTACCAGAAAATGTTGATAAGCTTTTAAAGTTTATGGAAGAAACTGGTGGTACTTTAGAAGACTACGTTAATTTAAACCGCGATATTTCGTCTTATGATGAAGGCCAAATATTACGTGAATATTATAAACAAGCAAAACCTTGGGATAGTCAAGAAGTTAATGAATATATGGAAGATAATTTTTCATATGACGAAGATGACGACCCAAGAGAAATACGCGCAAAAAAAAGAGCGTTTAAAGAAGAATTATTTAATGCTAAAAAGTTCTTAGAAGGAAACAAAGAGAAATATTATGCTGATCTCAAGTTGAGAAAGCAACAAGATATTCCTCAGGAGTACCAAGAGGCTTTTGAGTATTATAATGAATACCAACAGAGTGTTGATTCTAATGAACAACTAAAAAAATCTTTTTTACAAAAAACAGATAATGTATTTAGTGATAATTTTAAAGGTTTTGATTTCCAGGTTGGAAATAATAAATACCGATATAAAGTTAACAATGTTACAGACACTAAAACACAACAATCTGATATTAATAATTTTGTTAAAAAGTTTTTAGGAGAAGATGGACAGATTAATGACGCTAAGGGGTACCATAAAGCATTGTTTGCCGCTAGAAATGCGGATAAGCTTGCAGAACATTTTTATGAGCAAGGCCGTGCCGATGCTCTTCGCACATCCGCTAAGGAGGCTAAAAATATAAATATGGATCCTAGAAAAGAAGGCGTAATACAAACTCAATCTGGTCAAAAGTTTAAAGTTGTTTCAGGAGATTCAAGCTCTAAATTAAGAATGAAACTAAAAAACTAACTAAAAATTTATTACAATGGCTTTAACAACTGGCATTGAAAATTTACAGCCCTCACAAACTAAAGGGACTTTATTTCAAAACAATTACATTACAGACTTTGATTTTACAAAGCAATTTTTACCTGATGTATACGAAAAAGAAGCTGAGATTTACGGAAATCGTTCTATCTCTTCTTTCTTACGTATGGTATCAGCTGAAATGCCTTCTACATCTGACGAAATTCGTTGGGTAGAGCAAGGGCGTTTACACACACGTTACGAGGACGTAGCTATTGGAACGGATAACGTATTTACAGTTACTTTACCTGCTGGCGTAGACGCTGCTTCTGCCCCTGCTATTCGTGTAGGACAAACAATTATGGTACAAGGTGTTACAGCAGCAAATGCTCCTGTTGGACCAGTACTTAAAGGTGTTGTTACTGTACAAGGCGCTAACACTGGCGCATCAACAGGAACTTTTACAGCTGTATGTTATACCGCTGCTGACTGGACTGGGTTAACTCTAACTAATGGAGCTACAGTTGTAGTTTATGGTTCTGAGTTTGCAAAAGGTTCTGCCGGAATGGAAGGGTCTATCGATGCTGACTACAGCTCTTATACCAACAAGCCTATTATCTTAAAAGACAACTATCAAATCAACGGATCTGACACTGCTCAGATTGGATGGATTGAAGTAACTTCTGAGAATGGAGCTTCTGGATATTTATGGTATTTAAAGTCTGAGCACGAAACTCGCTTACGCTTTGAAGACTATTTAGAAATGTCTATGGTTGAATCTGTTAAGAAAGCGGCTGGGTCTACTTTAGGAGCTGGATATACTGGTTCTGAAGGATTCTTTGCAGCTTTAGAGGCTCGCGGAAATGTATTTGAAGATTTATCTTCTGATGCTGATCTTTCTGACTTCGATGTTATATTGAAGCAACTAGATAAAAACGGTGCAATTGAAGAAAATATGATTTATGCTAACCGCGCATTATCTTTATCTATTGATGATGGATTAGCTTCTAAAAATTCTTACGGAGCTGGAGGTACTTCTTACGGAGTATTTAATAACTCTGAAGATATGGCTTTAAATCTTGGATTCTCTGGTTTCCGTCGTGGATCTTATGACTTTTATAAGACTGACTGGAAATATTTAAATGATTTCGCTACACGCGGAGGATTTGGAGATGTTGAAGGTGCTATTATTCCTGCTGGTACATCTACTGTGTATGACCAAGATCTTGGTAAAAACATCAAGCGTCCATTCTTACACGTACGTTACCGTTCATCTGAAACAGATGATAGAAAAATGAAAACTTGGATTACAGGATCTGTTGGAGGTGCTTATACTTCTGACGTTGACGAAATGCGAGTTAATTTCTTATCTGAAAGATGTTTGATTACGCAAGGAGCTAATAACTTCTTCTTATTGAAAAAAGCTTAGTAGCTTATAATTAATATAGCCCCTGCTTCGGCGGGGGTTATTTTATCTTATTAAATTATATTATGAAAAATTGGGAAATTAAAGACAGAACATATGTCTTAAAAAACGGAATGTCTCCGTTAACTTATAAAATTAAAAGTTCAAATATACTATGGTTTGACGAAAAAGAAGGTGTAAATAAAGAAATTAGATATGCTAATAATCAAAAATCTTTATTTGTAGATGAACAAGATGGGTATGCTAGAGTAGAGCACATTATTTTTACAGATGGCTCTCTTTTTGTACCTAGAGAAAAACCTTTGTTACAACAACTTTTATCTGTTTACCACCCAGGTAAAGACACTAAATTTGAAGAAGTTGATTTTATTAAAGAAGCAATTGATGAAATTGATTTAATTGAACTAGAACTAGAGGCATTAAAACTAGTACAAGAATTAGATATTGAACATTTAGAAGCTATATTAAGAACAGAAATTGGTTCTGAAGTTACAACAATGTCTTCAAAAGAAATTAAACGTGATTGGTACATGTTTGCTAAAAATGAGCCTGCTTTATTCATAGAAATTGCTAAAGACGAAGATATTAAACTTCGTAATTTAGCAAATAGATGCGTAGAAGCTGGTATTGTTAAACTAACAGATGACAACACAGTATTTAAATGGGCAACTAATAGCAAAAAAATTATGACTGTCCCATTTGATGAACACCCATATGCAGCGTTTGCGCGATTCTTAAAAACAGATGAAGGCGTAGACGTTATGAAAGCTATTGAAAAGAAACTTTCATAAAATACCAGGTTATGATTATTGGTTTAATCATAACCATCTAATAAATAAAAAAACAATTATAAATGGCAGTTCCGATTAACAGAGTATATGAAACAGTGCTATCTGTTTTGAATAAAGAGCAAAGAGGTTATTTGCCGCCTGAAGAATTTAATAGATTCGCGGTGCAGGTTCAAAAAGAAATTTTTGAAAGTTATTTCTATAAATTAGGCAGAGCAACTATTGCTTATGGCAAAACAAAAGATGTGTCTAGTATATCTGCTCATGTACTAGAAAAGCTATCTGAATTTGCTGCTAACGCTACAATGTCAGACTTAACGCTGCCTAGTGATTTGTATAGAATAGAAAATATTTTATATAATAATATTCCCGCGTTTGAAAAGACAGTAGCTGAATCTGGTTATTTAGAACGCTCAGCACTTACGCAAGGAACCGCTGATTCACCTTATTTTACAAGAACTGGAAATGCAATTATATTATATCCTGTAAAAGGAGGTTCAGACATTATTAAAATTCAATACTATAAAAAAATATCTGCAGATCCAGTGTGGGCTGGTACAACTATAAACGGTACTTTAGTTGAAGGAAACTCAACTAATTTTGAACTTCATGAAAGCGAAGAAAATGAATTAGTTGCAAAAATATTAATGCTAGCTGGTGTTGCTGTACGAGCAGCAGATGTTGCACAAGCAGCAATGACAAAAGAACAACAAATAAATCAATCTGAACAATAATGAGTGTATCAATCGACAGAGT